GTAGTTCCTGTAGGAAAATCTCCATCTGTGATTTCCTCATCTCCTATAACCTCAGCATAATTTACTAAACCATTTTCATCTACTCTTGTAGCAGCAGTTGCTCTAGTAACATCCATATCTGCTGCTGTGTATTCTTTTACTGATACGCTTGATAAACTAAAAAGAGCATTTGACAATCCTCTTATTATCAATTCTGATAAAGCATAATTGTGTGTAAAGATAAAAGTATGTATTCCTGTTTCAGTTATAGTATAAATATTACTCCCGTTCGCATTTACAAATTGAGCAGTGCCTACCCCATTATAACTTATAACATTAACCGTAACAGTATATCTAACTCCTTCTGTCAATATACCTTGAAATATACCAGAATTAGCACTAGCACCAATAGTTGCTACTCCTCCTGTTGCACTTGTAACCCCATACTTAGACCAATCATCTAAATCATTAGCAAAACTACTATCAACTATTTCTTCAGCACCCTCAGTAGGTACAGGNANAACTGCATACAATTCTCCTGCCTTATATCCGTTAGGAGTTACTACTATACTAACATCATCTAATAAACTCATTCTATATTATTTAAAGTTGTTAATTGTGCTTCTAAACAAGCCTTAGCCTCAAATACTCCACCATCAGCAATAACTCTTGCTTTAAAGTCATTAGTTTGCTTTTGTACAGGGGTTAATCCACCCTTGTTACTTGTTGGTAATGATATGCCTAGAGATAATTTCATTATGAACTTGTGTTACCATCATGCTCTCTGTACCCTATGCCAATACCACTTGTTAAAGTGATAGCAGTCGTACGGAAAAACAATGTAGTACCAGCATTCATAGTCTGACCATTTAAAGCAGTAACATTAGTAGCATCTCCTGCTATTGTAGAAATTACTGATTCAACTGGAAAAAATATGCAATACCAGTCTTTACCTGTTTGTGCAGCAGTAGTAAAAACTTCTGTTCCTGTACCTTTCCCTAGCATCTCAAATAGTAGGGTATTGTCTGTATCGAATGTACTCATTTTTATTTGTTTTTTATATTATTATTAATCTGTAAATATTTTTAGTATAGCCCCTAAAGTTATAGTATATATAACCCACATTGCTTTTACTAATATTTTTCTCATAGATGTATTTCTATTTACCCTAGCAGTTACTCCATCATCTGGATTTAACAATCTTTCTGTTAGCATATCTAGTTTTTCATCTATACTGTTCATCTTTTCGTTTATAGAGTTTATATCTTTTTTCATTGAAACTATTTCCTCTTTAGTAGTCATTAATACGTTGTAGTTTTAATAGTTAAGTTAATATATATCTCTGAACCTCCTGTTGTTTCTTTTATCATTGGGAATATAATATCTCCTGCTGATATATCTGCATCAGATGCTGCTGCAAAAGTAGTTTCATCTATAGCAATTAATTTATTGTTACTTGCAAGTCCTGTTAACTCTATCTCTTTTACTCTCTCAGCAGTTCTATTAGATGTATTATCTGCAACTGGAGTTAGTTTACATATTGCTATTTTAAACTCATTAGAACCTGTACTTGTCGCCCATCCTTTAAAAGATACTGCACTACAATTCTCAGGAACTATTTGTGCTTGACCCATCTCAAAAAAAGCGTTAGGTGCTATAGTAATACTTCCTAAAGTTGTACCACCTGAATCTATATTAATTAAGTATGGTGATTTGTTGTCTAGTAAATCTTGACCATAAGAGTAGTTAGTTAACGCAGTTGTAATATAACCTTGCATCTTATAGTTAGTAGCACCCATAAATGACTTGTCTTGCCATTGTAAGTTACCATCAGTACCAGTAGCAGATGTACCTGCAGTCTTGCTCAGTACAGTATTATTAGTAGCAGTTTCAAACCCTTTTGGATTATGCCTATTAATATCGTTTAAATTCTTATGTTCGTTTGCAGCCATTTATATATTTATTTTAACAATCATCACATGGACAAAAATTCTTCCAACTATCATAACCTCTACGCCTAGTATATATGCTATCATACATTATTATACCATGATTCTTATACACATTATCATTACAAGGCTTATTAGCATCAAATGTAGGATATAAACCATTCTGGTCGCTATCTGTCATATAATCTATCATATCCTTTAAGTATATCTCTGCCTTTCTATAAGTATCTTGCTTGTAAACATTTAACTCAGCAGGGTCTATAATCGTAGCAAACTCATCTATATTGTGAACAATACCAGCACTACTACTATTACTCTGTACTTCATTGATAACCTCAAACCTAACAAACCAACATAGACATCTTGTCAAGAAATCATCCATCAAAGTTTGATTCGCAGGTGTTAAAGTACCATCATTGTGTTGTGTTTTAATTTCTTCATAAAACTTCTGACCTAATGCTGGTTTTAAATGAGCCAACTCAGAAAGTAAAATAGTGTTATCAGAAATTAATGCAGTATCTGTATTAGCATTAGTAAAACTATTGCTTATAACTTCTCCTGCTGTTACTAAAGGTATATATTGGTTTACGTTTGCCATAGTTATTCGTTTGTTTCANTTACTTGTAAATCACCTGCATCATCATCTCCNTTCCCATCTGCATCATCATCTCTTGTTACAATGATTTGCTCTCTATCTGTCAAGAACATATTACCTTCTTCTAACATAGGTAAATCCTCATCTAACATTTTTCTTTGCTCATTTATAGTAAGAATTTGCTTAGGGTCAATCTGAGTTGCAAAACTAATTGGTGGCTCATAATGTATAATTAACTCCTCTGGTAAAAAGCCCATTTCTTTATAAAGAATAGTTCTTAAACCATTTAAAAGCAAATCTGAAGTATCTTTAATTACTGTAGTCATTGCAAGATCATATGCAATTCTTATCTCACTACCTGTGTTATTCATCTTACCAGAACTAACTAATCCACTTAATGATGGTTGCCATCTATGTGCAGTTACAATATTCTGGTCAGTAATTCGTTGTAAGTCTATCCAACTACCTTCTTGGTCATCTTTTATTATCTGAACATTAGCATTAGCAGCATCACCATTCTTAACGATAAACATTATCTTACCATTGTTACCATCTCCAACAAACTTCTTCTGTGCTTCTCTTACTAACTTCTTTGCTTCTTCTTCACCCATATCACCATTAATCTCAATAATAGCAGAAGGTTGAAAGCCATTTTTGAATTTAGTGTGATTCCATTTACCAATCTCATAATCTACTGCTATATGCTCTAAAGCAGCAACATAATCTGGTAAACCATAGAATTGGAATGTAGGTTCGTAATCTTTAAATTGCATTACAAATCTACTCCCACTCATCTCAGGATATAGAGGTATAATGTTTAATTTGTCCTTCATAGTATTGTACTTAGCCCAGTCTGGGTGTACATATACTTGTTTCTTGTTTTTAGACATTCTAACAGTAGTTGCATCTATGTGATATAGATTTAGTCCACCATCGTATAAAACGCCTTCAATGTAAGCATTTCCAAAAGTGTAGTAATCATCAGCAAGTTTCTTAAAAACTTCTCTTAATGATTCACCATCTGCATTTACATCTTTAATATATTCTCTAACAGTTTCATTGTTGGTTACAAACTTTGCACCACTTGTGAATACTGCCTTCTGTGCCAATACACTTCTATGTGTACTAGATTTTCTTTTTAGTTCTGCTAAATATTGAGGAAATATGTGTACTAGATTTTCTTTTTAGTTCTGCTAAATATTGAGGAAAGAGGTTGTTATTACCAAAAGGAATAAACTTAGTCCTTACCTTTGATAAGTCTTGAGGTTCTTCAATATGTTCAGGAATTGCTAAGTTAAAAACTCCAAATTCAAAAGTATTACTCTTCTGATTCTGTAGATTTTTTACCTGACTTTTTTGTTTTCTTTGGCTCATCTTTAGTTTTTGTAGTTGATAATTTTTCTATATTAGAAGTCATACCTAATTCTTCATAAGCATACGCTAACTCTTCTTGAGTAGCATTTGCCCATTTAATCTTAAAATCACCTTTGTAAAGTGTTCCAGATGATTTACTCGCTTTATATTTTGCCATAATTGTATATATTTTTAAGTGTGATAAATCTACAATATTTCCACCACAATCACACATTTTATAAAAAAGATATTAATAGGAAAATGTTATAAACTTTTTACGAACTAAGTTCAACCTATCTATCTTTAATTATTACGCTGCTGTTGTTGCAGTTAATGCTGAAGTATTAACATCAACAGTTCCTGCGTACTCTCTTGGTAACTCAAATTGTCTTGCCATTAAGTTAACAGTAATACCACTCTCATCAGAATAAGCAGCACCAGTACCACCTTCAAATCCACTTAAGTTTAAGAAAGTTTGACTTCTACTTGCTACATCTTCATTAGCGTATTTTTGAGAAACACCTAAAACCCACCATTTACCATTAGTGTCTAAAGCCATTCCCATCATACACTCATTAAGCATTTTTTGTAATTCAGTGAATTTTGCTACTTCTATTTTAGGTAACATGAAAGACAAACCACACTCAAAAGCAGTTGAGCCATTTTCTTTAGTAGCATTTATAGTTAATGCTGGAAGTTCATTTTTAAACTCATATACAAACCAATTTGCTGGATTTGTACTATCAAGTATACTATCTATACTGTGTGCTGGGTCACTGTATGATATTACATCACTACTTGTCCAACTTCTTAGTAAGATTTGAGAAATACCACCAGTTGCTTGTAAATCAGCACAACCTATTGCTAAACCTGTATCTATTGCCATTTTTTTATTATTTTATTAATTATTTAAAAAGTAATTAAGAGAGTGCTTTTACACACTCTCTATTATTACATTATTGTTATGCTACAATTCCCCATTGAACAAGAGAAGAGTATAAGTACTGTACTCCTAACTTGAAGTAACCTCTGAAGAACATTTTCTCTTCTAAGTCATCATAGAAAACTTTGAAAGAACCTTCTGGGTCAGTTACATCAGAACCAATGATTAAGTTCTCAACTGCACAGTAACATACACCATTGTTAACATTTGCTGCTGCTGCAGTAATAAATAAATCAGGGTTAGTATCTGTTAAGATAGTATCCCACTCATACATTGCTACTAACTCAACACCTCTAAACATTACTCTACGCATACCATCTACTTGATTAACGATTGCTAGGTCAGCAGAAGAACCTTCTAGGTTTGCTAAGTAAGCGTTAAAGATTTTAGGAGTTACGAACATTTTTTTATCTCCTGCTGGTACTTGTTGAAGTGCTGCAGGTGCTTGGTCATATACATTTCTAATTAATCCGATTGCATCTGCTGCAGTTGGTGCTGCTTCTGTTCCAGCATACTCAATTACAGTTTCAGCCTTCATTAATTCCATCCAGCCATCAAATGCTGTGTAACCTGCTACTGCACCTGCTACATCACCACCCCATGCTAATCTTACTACATCAGAAGCGATTCCTTTTACTGCTCTGTTTACGATTGCATCAGATAATTGAGTTCCCTCAATATTCATTACATCTACACCAGAACGATACATTTCTTCAATGTAAGTTCCAAAGAACTCATCAGTACATTGTTCTAAAGCAACTCTACATCTTCCTGCAGTAATTACTTTGTCATCAATATCAAATTGTGTTGAACCACTTGTTGCAGAACATCCTGCATAAGGTTCTACTATTTTTGTTAGAGCAGCAGAAGTGTAAACATTCATTTTATGTTTAACATTAGGAATAACTCTATAGTTACGCATAATATCATCACTTCTAAATACTGGCTCATAAAAAATCTCGTTTAGTTGTGCACCACCATAAGTTGCTGCTATACTATTATTTGCTACGTTTGCCATTTTATTTTATTTTTTTAATTATTAAATTTACTTCTAATTCTATCTGCCATTGCATTGTAAAAACCTGCATTAGCATCTTCTTTTTTGTTCTCAACTACAACAGGGTCTGCTTCAGTTACAATCTCAGTACCTTTAGCATCTGCTTTGTTGATTTTAGCGTTTAACGCTTCAACTTCTTGTGTTAAAGTTTCGTTAGTTCCTTTTGAAGCAACTAATTCTTCTTCTAACAAAGAAATCTTGTTTGATAATTCAATGTTACTAGATTCAAACTCAGAAATTTTATTTTTTATCTCATCATTATCTCCTAGATTAACAGTTATCGCAGTTTGTTCAGCAACATCTGCAGAAACTTTTACATCACCTTTTACAGCAGTAACAATCTCTTCAACTTTGTTGTTAAACCATTCTTTTAACTCGTTAGTCATTTTTTTGTTATTTATATTAATACTTAATTTATTCTGTATCTCTTCCTGTGTAATGTTCTTAAACTTAGAAACATCATACTTCGCAGCAACTTTAATAGAATCAGAGATAGTATCAATAAAACCCATTTCTAATGCTTCGTTAGCATTTAACCAAGTTTCTTCATCCATCATCTCTGCAAGAGCATCATAAGATAATCCTGTCTTTTTTCTATAAATGTCTGTCAGTTCGCCTGTNATNTTCTCAAGAGTNTCTGCTGTCTTTCTCATATCTTTAGCCTCACCCATTGTACCACCCCAAGCATTATGAATCATAAACAAAGAATTTTCAGCCATAACAACCTCATCTGCACCAAGAGATATAATAGTAGCAATACTCGCTGCTATACCCTCAATGTAAACTGTAGTCTTAGCCTCTCTCCTTTTGATTACATTATACATCGCCATACCATCAAAAACATCACCACCTAAACTATTAATGCGTAAGTTGATTGGCGTATCTTTTAAATCTTTAATGTCTGTAATAAACTCTTGTGCAGTTATGCCATAAGTTCCTATTTCATCAAAGATATATACATCAGCAGGTTTTCCTGCCTTGTTCTGAATGTTATACCATTTTTCTGTCATAGAGGCAAAAATAGAATATAATAAACCTTAGTTTACCTTATTTTCGTACAAAACTTTTAATATGTGATATTACTAGATGGTGTGGACTTCTTTCTCTCCTTGTAAACTATATTCTGTGCTTGACTTTCACTTATGTCGTACTTAATAGATAAATCCATCCAAGTGTTAGTTCTACTACCCTCATTACCTACTAACATTCTATCAAAGTCTGCAATAACCATATAGTTTCTAAGTCTTTTAGGATCAATAATACCTCTTTCTACAAAATGCCTTACAACATCTTTGCAAGTTGGTGAAGAGCCAAATCTTTTCTCTAAGCCTTCTCCAGCAATTTCAATGAAATCTTTGACTACATCTATTTTATTTTGCCTTTGCCTTTTTTGAGCCATTTCTTTTTTTAGGAGTTTGTTCTATTGCTATCCACTCTTCTACCATGTTTTCCCAAAACTTACATACTGCTGCTCTACAAGAAGTACACTTCATATCTTGTTTGTGTTGTGGGAATAATAAATGCCACTCTGCAAACATTAATCCTAAAGATTCTGCTTGGTACGTTGGAAAGTTTTTAGTGTGGTTTTTGTTTTTGATAACTGCATCAGTCATCATTTTTCTTTTAGTCTTTGCGTAATTGTTAGCGATTTCTTGGAAATTCATATATGTTTTTTACCATTTATTCTGAGGACACTTACCAAAGAACTCTTTTGTTAAAGATGTTTTCGCATCTAGGAAGCACTTGCAATCAGCACATCTTGCACCTCTTGCTATTTTAGGTTTCTTTAGTAACATAAAGTTTCGGTAAAAACTACAACTTTTACATATATCTAGCCTTTCTAATTTGGTTTTGTTATCAACAAACATTTGTTTATTTCTTTGATTATTAAATTATTGCATCTGATTCTATCACACTAACTGAGTTTTGTGTTGAGGTTATATCTGCTTCAACTACTACTACTTTACTAGCACCTCCCATAGCACCCATCATTTGATTTTGTCCTAGTGCATTGAATTGTTGTTGTGAGAATGAAGGCATATTAAGTAATCCACCATCTGCAAACTTAACACCTCCTCCTGCAGCGTTTATTGCTGATAACTGTCCTTTAAACATTGATGTACTTCTTTTATTTATTACTGCCTCACCACCTTCTAATTCTACCACTCTACCACCTACTGCAAACTTCTCACCACCCTGTGCGTGTGATTTGCCTTGCACCATGCCTCCATTTGCAAATTCTTCTATCATGCCTCCTAATGCAAATTTTTGAGATGCTATTATAGCAATTTGTGCTGCAGTCATTGCTGCTATAAATGGAGAGAAAGCAAAAGACAAAACACCTGTTTGACCTGCTACTGTAGTCATTGCTAAAGCACCATTAATAATTGCTTGTGCTATATCTAATCTTTTCTTTTTTTCAAATGCTTTTCTTTGTATCTTTTCAACCCCCTCTTCATATTGCTCTTCAGTTATTAGTCCTGCATCTTTTTGCTCTTCAAGTTTTTTAGTTTCTCTTTCTGTACGTTTATTCAAATTATCAGACATAATTGTAAATATAGCATCTGAAGCAGCCTTCATTATTTCAAGTCGTTGTTGTGACTTTTCTATTTTGTCTTGTAATTCTTTTTCATCTAATTCTTTTTGTGTTTCATATTCAACACGCATTTGTTCCATGATTAAATCATGCTTCCTTTTTTCTAATTCTTCTTTTTGCTGAATAGATAAACTTTCATCTTCTAGTAAATTGTCTAATAAATCTATCTTAAATTCTAATAATTTTTTTGCTTGGTCTTTCTCTGTTTCTGTACCATTATAAACATCTTCTAGTAAACTATCCCAATAATCATCAGAAACTTCTTCTAAAAATTTTGTAGTGTCTGAAAAATCTTGTTTTTTTCTTTCTTCTTCTTCTTTTTCTATATCAGCAAGTCTTTTTATTTCATCTTCTTTAATTTGGATTTTTAGATCTAATATTTCTTTATCTATCTCAATAGTATCATCTTTATGCTTAATAAGAATGTTTTTCAATCTTTGTTTATGTTGAAACTCAAGAACCTCTAAAGAAGAATTTAATTGTTCTTTTGATATTTCATCATTAAGAAAAGCATTTTTTTGGTCTAATACCTTTTGTGCATATTTTTCTTCTTCTAACTTTTTTTCATCATCAAATTCTTTTTTCAAATTATTTGCTCTTATTTGAGCATTATTTGCTTGTATTCTAATTAGTTTATCTTCTAACTCTATTAATTCTTTTTTTTGTTTTTTTATATCTTTATTAATTTTTTTATCGCTTTCGCCATTTTTTCTTATTTTATCTGCTATTATTTCATTTTGTTTTATAGTAGTTCTCCAGTTCTTTGTAGCCTCTTTATGTAGCGCTTCATCTATTTTTCCTTGTTTTAGTGTAGTTGCTAATTTTTTAGTATTAAACTCATCAAATTCTTCTTGCCTTCTAGTTTGTTCTTCTAATTTGTCCAGCAATTTATCTTGACTGTCCGTTAATTCATCAGTAGCACTTGCAGCAAATAAATATTTTTCTGCTAGAGTAGTTAAAAATACAACTAAAAGTCCAATACCTGTACTTGATATCAGTCTTTTAATTCCAAGACTAGCAAGTGCAGTTGCTGTAGTAAATCCCTTCAAAGCACCTCTTGTTAAAACTAATGCCCTCATGTAAGCCCCTTGAGCAGTTGTAGCCCCAAAAGTCATCGCTGTAAAAAACTTATAGGATTTTGCTGCTGCAAAAACTGCTACTCTTAGTCTTACTATCCATTTAACAACTTTTACTATATTTCTAACACTATTAGCAATTTGTTCTGAATTTTCTGTAAGTTTATTTGTCCATTCTGCTAGATTATCTATTATATCTTTTAATCCTGAACCTAAATTATCTGTAAGTTTAATGGCAAGTCCTTGTGTTGCAGATGTCAATCTTAAAAATGCACCCTCAAGTGTATCTCCAATTATACTTGCTGCTTTCTTAGCAGCATCTTCGGCATTTCTTAATTCTTCTTTTAATTTCTCAACTCTTTTAGCACCTTTAACCATAACGCTAAATGCAGCGACCTGTCTAATATTAACAAGACCATCTAATGTTTCATCACTTGCTTCTCCTAAATCGGCTAATGCTCTTGATAGATCAACTGAACTATTTACTGTATATCCTAAAAACTTAGATAAGTCAGATGAAGAATCTTTCATTTTTAAGAATATATTTCTTAATGATGTACCTGCAATAGATGCTTCAATACCTGCATCTGTTAAAGTACCCATAATAGCAGTAGTATCTTCTAATGGTATATTCATACCTGCTGCGATTGGTGCTACTTTTGTCATAGATGTTTGAAACTTTTCTATGTCTAATGCAGATGAATTAAATGCTAGAGTCATGACATCGACTACTCTTGTAGTTTCACTAGCATCTAAATTAAAACCTCTAACTGCAGCACCTGCTACTGTTGCTGCTCTTGCTAAATCACTTCCAGTTGCTGTTGCTAGTAATAATGTTGCTTCCTGAGCATTTAATATTTCTTTAGTTGTAAAACCTAATTTACTAAAGTTAGTTTGTAGTTCTGCTACCTGTGTGGCTGTAAAAAATGTTGTTCTACCTAAATCTTGAGCAGTTTCAGAAAGTTTTTTAAATTGACTTTCATTTGCACCAGAAATTGCTTTAACTTTAGCCATTTGAAACTCAAAATCTCTAAATGTTTTTATTGCATTACCTATAGTCTGAGTTACCTTATTAAATATTACACCAGCAGCAAGATAACTAGCAGCCATTTTTTTAAACTGTTTACTAAGATCACCAGCACTTTTAGTGGCAGTTTTAGTTCTTCCTTCTAATTTTTTTAAATCTTTATCACCTTGTACGACTACCTGTACTACTATCTTTTCTGTATTTGTTGCCATATATATTATATATTAAAATGCTCTTTGAACATTTGTTTTTGGATTATTTTTTTTAATTTGGTCTGCTATCATATTAGCCACATCTACACCGATAGATGGTGCTAACTTACTCGCTACTTCTTTCTTGTATTTATTTGCTACATATCCTGCAAAGTTTGTTCTTCTTAAATTATTACCTTCTGTCCAGTAAACATAAGGCTTACCATAGAAACCTTGTAACTTTTTAAATATAGGCTCTGCAGAACTCATTTGAAGTCCTTTTGCTCTTACCCATTTTACTATTGCACTAAAGTTAGGTTTCTTAGCAAATTTAGGATTGTTAACTGCTTTCCAATAATCTACTGATGAGGTTATATTTAGTACACTCATACCCCTCTTTATAACATTATACTTTAATCCTCTGCTTAATCTACCAGTAGCATTATGCTTTTGTGCTTTTAANTCATCTTGCAGTTTNACTCTAAGCAATCCACCAACCTCTCTTAATGTTATATTTGTATGTTTAAATTCAATCATTATGTATTAAATGTTGGATTATCTAAGTTTCTTCTTAATACCTTATGACTATTACCCCATCTATCTTCAGCATATATTGGAGTTAAATAATCTTGCTTCTCTTTTATAGATATATTAGTTATTGTTGCATCTGTAGATGAGGTTGCAGTNGTTTGAAAATATATTACGATAACATCTCTACCACTACCTGCTGTAAATAATGATGTAACTAATCCTACATGACTTCTAATAACTGGATAAGTAATAGAAGCAGTTGATGTTAAAATAAAAGTGTCTTCAAATGGAGTGTATGTATTTACAGTTACAGTACCTGTATTTGGGTTTATAGGAGTTCGTAATTCTATTTGATACTCTACACCTTTTATTAATTCTAATTTTTGATACATACCACTATGAGATGGTTTACCTGCATTTCCATTAGCATTAAAAGTGTAATAACCACTACCACTTGTTGGTGCTACTGCAGCGTTTAAATTAATACCTGCATCGCTATGATACCTCATCCATTGACCTGCAGTTGTATTAGGTGCGTTTACTAAAGCATCTACAGCACCATCTTCTACATCATTTGTTGTGTAGTCAGGATCAGAATTTAATTGATTGCCATAAGCAAAAGCATCACCCCAATTCATAAACTCTCCATTAAAAGTAGTTGTTGTAGCAAATACTTCTAAACCACTTTGATTTGCTATTCCATTACCTGTTATCTGTTGTTCTCTAGCCATAATTAAATACCATTATTTTGATTATCTGTACCAATTTTACTTATAGGTGAATTGCCCCATGAACTATCATTCCCTGTACTACCTGATGAAGAACCAAATGTAGGAATACTAGCAGCAGAGTCACCAACTTCAATCCATTCAATTAATTCTACTTTAGTTGTATTATTGTTATTAGGCATATAATCACTTACTTTATTTAACCTCCAGTATACCCCATCTAAATATATTAATTTTCTTAAGTTTAAGTTTATTATATCTGTAATTTTTAAATCGAAATAAGCAGTTCTAACTCTAGGACTTCTTTTAAATTGCTCAAACATATTTTTGTAATATTCTTCATACAATCCTTTTCCTGCTACAGGAGGGTCTGTATATTCACCTGTACTGTCATCATAATCTCTATGCCATACATTACCATAAGATAATATTGGACTTGTCAAACTATCTCTATTTATAGATGTCGCTTGTGGATATATATTTGATAAGTTACCACTACCTGACGCATCAGCAGTTATGTTTTGATAAGTGATAGTCCAAGTTTGTGCTATTGCTGTCTTTTCTCCAACTTGTGAGGCAGGAGAATATTTATTCCAATATAAAAGTCTAGGTGAAAACTCAAAACACTTTGGTGGTCTTGCTTCATCATTTGCACTTGTTATTTTATCATCCTCTTTTTCTTGCCATAGACATCCTGAAAATGGATTGTCTTTTGTTCCTACCCCAGTAGTGTCTTGGTCTTTTGCGTTAAATGTTCCTGCAAAGAAAGGATTTTCAAAAATACTCTCTCCTCTTTCAAAGTTACTTCCTAAATCTTCTTGATATGGGTATTCATCTTCTATACCTTTAAAATATTCTATTGCTCTGTATTGTACTGTAGCATCTTTGTCATCTGTTTTATATTTAAAGATAAAATTGTTTTTTAAATTAGTTTTCATCCATTTATCGTTAACCTCCTTACTTCTGTCTAACTTGTATGTCCAGTCTAAAGCATTTGCATAAGAATCGTAAAAACTATTAAAAGGCTCTATTTCTACTATTTTACTTGTTTCATTAGTTGTAATTTTTAAATTAAAAGCATGAGCAATACCCTTAATAAAATCTATTTGTTTGTAATCTTTACTGATAACATTATTCAAATTGTATGTCTGACCATATTCTACATAGTTTGGTGCAAAAGCAACATCAAAAGCAGATGACCCTGATGTTTTCCAAAATATATTTAATGAAAAGTTTTGTATTGAACTCAAAGCATTTAATTTCATTCCTCTAGATAATTTTATCTGGTCGCCTTCATTTAAGTAAACACCTTCCAAAACTAAATCATCTATATTTATGTATTCTGTAAAACTTGGATTATTTTCATCTACACCTTGACTTCCTGATTCTGTCAAAGGCTCAAAACCATGTTTTAATTGACCGACAATATTCCAACTTGTCTGACCTACAGTTTTAACTTCAACATTTATAGCAGCAGTTACAAAAAAAACTTTTTGGTCTTGTGTACCACCTTTATAAAGTCTAGCAACTTTTGCTTGTAATCCTCTTATTCTTAAATCATAATAACCATATTCTCCTATTGTTATAATATCACCACTTAATCTTGAATTTTCATCTAAATTAACTTTTAAGTTTTTATCTGGTGCAGAAGTATTTAATGACAAATCAGCCCTTCCTGCCCCTGTATAAAAATAATTATTATCTGCTACTGCTACATAATCAAGATTATCTTCACTTATATTATTAATTACAAATCTTGTAATTCCATTATCAGTTATTTCTGGTAAAATTTCAGTACCTGTCAAAGGCACTCTAGGTGCTACAAGTGTAGTTTCATCTAAAAATTCTGTTTCTACTGCATACTCATCATATCTATCATTTGGATTGTTATAATTAAAATTAGGAAGTAACCATACTAACTTTTTAAACATATCTGTGTCCATAAAAGTAGAACTTATAGTATATCCTACTTTCTTAAATATCTTTTCTAAAGTTGTTTTTACAAATAGTGCTGGTCGCCAATCTGGAGATGGTTTAGGAGTTCCATAAGAAAGCCCATTGTTAAAATAACCATAATAACCTATTGTACTTGCTGAACCTGTTCCTAAAGCATCATATTTAGTATCTAATAGTTGTATGTATGGTTCTTGAACAGAAAAATTAAAATCGCCATAAGATGTTATTGGATATACTATTGGAGATGTAGATGAATCACTATGATCATCACTCCAAGTAGCCATAATCTCTGGCTTTTTATAAACCAAATTATCGCCATAAGTTTCCCAATCAATAGTATTCATATACTGATTGTCTAAAGAAAATGCCCATCCTAAATTGTTGCCATAAAAAACACAGTTATAAAAAGAAACTTTCTCACCATAACCTCCAACTCCAGTAACTTTTATTGTACCTACTGTAGAGTAAAGTTCATCTACAAGAATCTGACAAGGCATATTTTCAGTAGCACTATTAACATTCTCTCCTGTTGTAACATCAAACTTTAATATATTAGCAGTATATAAATTTCTTAATAACTGATTATTATTTTTAGTTGCAGGAACTTTAAATGTTTTACTGTAATCACCACTTGTTGCAGTTATATCTTTTATATCTGATATTTGAAAAGAAAGTGCTAATGGGAAGTCAGAATGGTCTGTAACATCTAACTCTCCAACTATGCTTTTAGTCCAATCAATATTTGAACTTCCATCATAAACGTAATCTAAAATATTAATTTTTACTGACATTTATTAGTTTCTTTGAGTTATTACTTTATGTGCTAATGTATATTCTATATTAAACTTAACTAAACCATTTTCTTGATTAACAGTTTCAATATCACTATTTGTTATGATAACTGGTATATACTCTTTGTCTGATGGTCTTAGGTATGGATTTCTAGTATTCCCCATCTCTGTAGCATCTGTGTCCATCTCTATCCATACGTTTGGAGATAACATTATCTCTTCTAACCACTTTGCAACATCTTTATTTAAAGGCTCTGTATATACGCTTTGTGTTCTTTCTGCGTTTACATTAGTTACTTCTCTACCACCTTTATATATATCACCACCTCTCATTGTATCTGAATGATAACTTGTATCAGCAACACCATCACCTGCCGAATCTTTATTCCCTTGATACCAAGTTCTATCACCACTTTTTCTCTCAATAACATCTCTACCTATTGTTAATCCTTCTACAATATCTCTTTTGGCAGTATAACTATCTGTTCCTCCCATAGAGTTTAACCAATGAAATCTAACAAACTCATAAGGTATCTTTTCTGGCTCTCTATCTATCTCATACCAATTACTTGAACTATGTATTTTAGATGTCCATGAAGAAGTTGCTTGAGAATAATAATGTCCTCTATAATAAAGTCTGTATCTATGTGTACTGCTATCTATTGGAGATATTGATGTCGAATAAGCAGTTATAGGCACACCTCCTGAAGAATCATTTTGTGGAACAAAAGCATTGTTATTTATAAATGCAGGACTCACATTTTGAACTAACATAGTATTTTGGTCATGTGCGAATAGAGTAGCACTTTGTGTAGCAAGGTTTTTAGTGAAATCTACTAATACAAATTCGTTTTGTGATGTTCCATCTGCTGTAAAAGTTTCTCCATATATTTCTATTAAGTTATAAAAATCACTAGGGTCATTGCCATTATAAGACCTTCGGACATACCATTGTAACCATTCTGCCGATTCATCCATTCTTACTTTTTTATTGTAAGCAACATTATTTGCAACATCATTATAATACCAATTCGGACATCTAGTAAGGAATCTTTTTGTTTCTGAAGAAGATGGGCTAAAAATATCACACATAAATGCATCAGTATAATACAGACTATCTCTTTCAAATTGATTTACTGAATTAATAACTGTTAATGTGGTTGAGGTTAGCGTTTCACTTGAAGAAATGATTGCACCATCACCATTAATAACTTCAAAAGTAGCGACAACTTTTACCCTTCTATATGTGCCATTCTTTGAAACATTATAATTGCTTACTACATCACCAACTTGACTTGTATTTCCTAAAACATTATCTTGCATAGTAAGTCCACCATTCATACCTCCATATTTATTACTCTGCCATGTGCCTTTGTTTATAGGGCATAAACTATAAGATAATTCATCAGAAACTAATTGACTTATATCTATTGTAAATCTTTGATTGTCTGCTACTGTGTCATCAGTATATTTTTTGTTTGCTATATCTCTAGATTTTTTTATAACACCTATCTCTGTCCAGTTTGTATCATCAACAGAAGTAGAAACTGTAAAGATAACATTTATTAAATCACCATTTGGACTTGACCAATTATCCTTACTAGGTACAGTAGCCTCAGTTAATCCTGATTTTACCCATTGTACTTGATACCTTAAGGGGTCGTTTGCACTTTTTAAATAATTTGTCCTATAATCAAAAAAAGAACCTTTCATGTTTGTAGAATCTCCAACTGGTTGAAATCCCCAATAAGCATCTCCTAATATATTTGCCATATCTTAATATATTTTATATTTTAAATTTAAGTAACCTTTAACATCAGCAATTTCAGCAGTAGTTAATTGTCTATTAAATATTATTAATTCGTTAAACTCACCTTGCATATCGTGAGATGTGTAGTATTTACCAATATCAAAACTAGCAGTATTGAAAGTTAATTCATGGTCAAAATTACTATTAGTATCAATACTGTCAAAACTTCCTAAAGCATCATAATACTCTAAATGTAATCTTTTGTTATGAAAGTGCATAATACCAATATGATAATCTCCATGAGCATCATCAGTTGTTGATACTGATAAATCATAAGTACCATCATTTACTCTTACATTATACTTCCCATTAGTATCAATACCCATTTGCATCTGACCTCTGACTGCTCTATAACCAAAAACAGAACTGTCAGAATCTTTAGTTATCTTACTTACTTCAAAAATAGTAAAGTCATGAACTAAAGGTAAATTAGATAAAGATGTTAAAGCATCGTTAGTGCCATCAAAAGAAATATATGATTTGTCATTAGACCCATCAAATCCATTCCATAATGGTTGATTTGCTACAGTTGCCTGTGCAACATTATTTGTAGATGCTCTATCTCCTAATAAACTTACTCTCTTAGTAGGTATATCAAATGTAGCATTACTATCTGCACTTAGCCATACTAATAAATCAGAATAGTCTGATGGAAAGTTAGATGTTGGTCTGAAACACTTAGTAAACCCACTCATAGTAAATACAAGTTTGATTTGTACTAATTTATCGTTTGCCACATCTTTTACTCTCTCTATCTCTATACTTTCATCATTTAAGTACACCTCAACTGTTACATCTTGATAGTTTTTAAGAACAAAGTCCATCCACTCGTTAGCCAAGTCTTGTAAGTTATCCCATCTCTTTTGTAGTTTCACTACTGATTGTGCTGCTTGAGTATATAGGTTGTAAAAGTTTATTTCAAATTCATACTCCTCTCTACCACTATATATCTCAGGCATTGTAGATGTTGGTGGTTGAATCAGCATTAATGGGTACTGCGTGTCATGATCTTGGTTAACTTCTCCTTCATATCCAAATTTCACATCACCATAGACCCATTTGCTCTCAAATACCTCTACTATGTCTGTTAATCTTGTTATTGCCATTATTACAATGTTATATTATTTTTATTATGTATTTTCTCCTGAACAGCAATTTCATAGTCGTTTTTTGCAGTATTCCAACTCAAATATGTCAATACCTTGTATAAATCTGTTTTCTTCACGCTATCTACATCATTTNNNCCATNCANTCTAAAAATACCCTTCTCTGCTACCATATACAAACTATTCAACCAGCCATAAGGCTTTATGAACTTGTTGTAGATTCCAACTGTAGAAACTTTATTTTTTCCACTTCCACCTCCTCTTCGGTTTTCCCCAAAAACATTTGGAAAGTCCGAGTTAATTTTACGCTTTGCATTGTCAAAAAAAAACTGAACTCCCACACGATGTCCATTTTTAATTGCTTAAATTTCTCTGTTTTAGATGCTATTACATCATCATCGTACTCTTCATCTACTCTCCGACACAGAATTGCCATTTGTTCTGGTAAAACATCAAATCTACCATGCTTCATTATCTTTATTGTACTATCTAGGTGAGTTGACTCTATATAATCACCAAATGTGTTCCTTTTTAGAAATTCTTTAGGAAATAGGTACTCTTCATCATCTAATACAAATCTATCTCTACCTTGTGGCTTATATTCCTCTAAAGCACCAGAAAAAGCAGTTATCGCAGCATTTACACTATCAACATCAAGTTTTTCCATCTGACTTTGATTTAATCCAGTCAAATACACAAATATATCTCTATTCATCTTAAGTACCTCTACTTCTGAGTGATCTTCATCAATTATGTTGCCTTCTTCATCTCTTTTGCTATACTGATTGATTATTGAGTATAATCCACACCAATATTCAAGTGTCATGTCCTTCCACTCTGTTGGTATCTCGTAACTGTCGTTTTGTATTTTAATTTCTATCATTTTATTAGTTTTGATTTACTTTAATTTTATCTATCTCTTCATAGATTTGTTTCTTCTCACTCTCATCAATAAGAATATCTGCTAGTTCACTTGTTGTGTTTTCGCAAGAAATACCAATCTTCTCTAAAGCATCTTTCATATCCTCATCATTTTCTCCATCTTTAAGTGCAGTCAAGAATCCTATAGCAGTATAAAATATCATGTTAGGTATTAGAAAAACAAACTCTGCGACTACTCCATTATCAGTATCAACTTTATCTACCATAGTTTTATGAAAATTATTAGAATATAGAAATATAGAGTTTACTATATGTAAGAAATCTTGATACTTGCCACCATCTACATCTTCAGTAGCAAAATACATGAATTTCTTTATAGTTTTTAGATGACTTTCAACAATTTTTTCGTGCTGGTCATTTAAGTAAAGTATTTCTGTATCTTTCATAATTTTTTGATAATTTTTTTGTAATCAATCAAAACTAGACAAAAATATACATATAGTGTGAAATATTTTCACAATTTTTAAACAAACTNAAAAATTAACTGAAATAGACTACTTTCCCTGTNCTACTCCCCCAAATTTCCTTATTAACTGCCATAACAAGGCAGTCAACCATATCATCATGTTTTGCTGCTGGAAATTTAGTTAATTGGTCTAAAAATTCTTCATTCCACTTTCCATTTAGTAAACTAACTCTACCACTCTCAAGTGAGGCACTAATATCACTAACTCTTGCTACTTTGTCTTTTGTTGGTGGTTTGTCTTCTTTTACGTTAAGTCCAGTTTCTCTAACTAATGTTTGCACAATAGATTTACCAGATGCTTTTGGCTCTACATATATTCTGCTTTTGTTAGTATATCCATTTTTTTGTACCCACTCTGGAATGAATTTTACAAGTTCTGGAAATTCTTTTCTAACATTAACACAATCTACTATCTGCCATTTGTTTTCTGTGTAGGTATATGCTAATAATGCTGAGGGGTCATTCTTTTGATTTGCAGTATATGCAGGATCAATAATGAAATTTACTATTGCTTCATCTTTTCTGAATCTATCTATCCTAAACCAATCTCTATGTATCATCCCACTATCAAGTGGTGTAGGAGTTTGTTGTAGTTGTCCAGCATAGCCATAAGTACCTAAAGCGTTTTTATAGTCATCTAGCACCTTCTGACTAAATCTATCTTCCCAAAACAAGCCAGTATCTTTATTATAGAACTTTTCTAGTGATTTTGGTTTTATATTGCCATCTGTGTTTGTTGCAGGAATACATATATGCTTATAGTTAAGTCTAGTTTCTCTATCTAACAAGAATCCACTTAAATCATCTTCGTGTACTCTTTGCATAATAATAATCCTAACTCCAATGTCTGCTTGATTGAGTCTAGAGTAGAATGTAGTCCTATACCACTCGTTTGCATTATCTCTCTCTGTTGCTGAGTTTGCCATTTGTGGTGATAGGGGGTCATCTACTATTAGGAAGTCTCCACCTTGTCCAGTAACAGTACCACCAACAGATGTTGCTCTTCGCATACCAATATGATTATTCTCGTATCTCTCTTTTAGGTTTTGGTCTTTCTTAATGTGAAATACATCTTCCCATCTTTTCTTAAACCAATCACTAAATATTATATCTCTACTTTTAGTTGCTAGTTCAATAGATAGTGTTGCAGAGTATGAAGAAGTAATGAATCTTAGTTTAGGAGATTTTATCCAAGCCCATACTGGAAACATAACAGTTACTATAAGTGACTTCGTACTTCTAAAGGGTACGTTAATAATTATGTCTTTGGTTTTTGGCTCTTGTCTTATTATTCTCTCACATTCTTCTTGTAGAGTATCGCATATATATTTATGATGCCAATTAGTAGATAGAGGTACTGCTGGTTCTACTACTATCCAAGCAGCCTTAAAAAACTCATAGAAACTCATTTCACAAAGTTTCTTTTCAAGTGCGAACTTTAATAATTTTTTATTCTTCATATATAAATTAAAAAAGAGTTTTTATTTTATTATTTAATTCTATCTTCCACAAATTAATATCATTACTTGCTTTAAATCCTACATGATTTATCTTTCCTTTTTCCCAAGTGCCATATTTTTCAAATCCTAAATTTTTCCAGAACTTATTACTTTCTAAATCAGTTCTACATCTTAATGTAAATCCTATTCTGGCAAACTCTTCGCAAAATTGCCTACAAACATCTAGCAATGCAGTTCCATAGTGCAATCTTCTAGCATCATTTCTAACTGCTATTTGTTGTATTTTAGCATATTTATAACTACCCCTAGCAGGAGTTATTAGAACATATCCAACTGCATCTGCGTTTGCTTCGCATATTAAAACAACAAAATTTCTTTTACCTCCCCATACATAATCTTCCCATACTGTCTTTTGTATAAACCCAACAGCATTGCTATTTTCTTTTTGTAGTTTGTCAACTAACAACATATCTTTAATAGTGCTAGTTCTAACTGTAATGTCTTTTACTTTATCATCATACAAAATATTTATAATTCCTGTACTGCAGTCAAACTTTCCTAATTTCATTGTTTGTGTTTTTAGTGTTTTTATTCTTCATCTACCTCAGCGTAGTCTATATCATCTGCATCTTCAAGTCCTCTGATTTGATTTTTAATATCATCAAGAGTAGCACCTTCATTTAAGTTGATTTCTATTTTAGTATCTGTATCTTTCTTTATTTCTGTTGATGATAGTTTAGGCATAGCGTAGTTCATTAGTTTTGCTATTGCATCTATGTAGGCTCTAGGGTCTTCTTCAAATAATATATCTAATGCCATCTTTATCTTTACTGGTTGTCCCTCTAGTGCATAAGCAAGAGATTTCCTAGTCATCTTAGCAACTCTTCTAACCTCATTACTTTTAGGTAACAAAACCTTATCAGTCTTATTATAGTTCTCATCTATCTTGCCAATAGAGTGTCCTCTCTTTTTCATTGCCTCTCCACCTAACTTCTTTTCTTCACTCATTTTGCCAAAATACAAAAATAGTTTTAATACACATTAACAATTATTATATAAAATTGAACATCAGTTTGTTAACATTTTCCTAAATTGTATAATAATTATGCAAAACTTTATTTTTAAAACACTAACTTCGTGCCTCTTATAAGAGTATATCACTTATAGCAACTACTTATAATCGCCACATCCTATAGTAAACATCATTGCTCATATCGCAAAGTATATACCAACCCTTTACATAGATGTTTAATCATAACATACCTTTTATAAAATTGAACTTTGGTTTTGTGTGTGTGCGTTTAGGTGGCAATAAGCCCCTCTCGGTTTACGTTTACGGAATTTAAAAACCACCTTTAACAACTAAGTAACATTAAGTAACTAATAAAAGTAATATTAAGTAACTATTAACTAAAAACTGTTTAAAGTTTGTTAAATATTCTTTTTTTTTGGTCTGTAATTGGATAAGTAAAGAAAAAAATTCAACAATACAACAATAACAAACCACT